GTGTACGGCAGCGTCTGCTAGTTTTTTCTGCGAATTCCTGCCAGAGAATTCATGAACGCCATGACGACGGCGCTTGATACCAGCGGAACATCCAGCAATGCGTCGCGTGCTGACTCGGTGAACGGCACTTCTTCCTTATTGCCGTCAACGATGCCAGTCCAACCGATCAGGACTTCACGCGAAAAGTCGCGGTCAGTGATATTGCCATCCTCAATCTGCTTGCGGATTTCTTCAATACGCGTCTGTGACAGCCGCTTGAACTCGCCATCGAAAGACTGCTTTTCCGTCTTGCCGCCATCGACAGGAAATTCGACGGAAACGGGCCACTTGTAAGAATTGCTCTGCGAAATCACGAACATAATTAATCCCCTTTATATGTAGTAACGCCGCATTTCTGCGGCGTTCTGTGCTGCGTCAGCGCCGTGTTACAGCGTTGTGAAACTGATTTCGTTATTGCCTGCACTGGACGGTACAGCAACGAATGGGACGTTCAGCATAGTGATGCCGTCATTGTCGCTGTAGGTCGGGTTCGAAATATCTATATTGCTGCTGTCAATCTTAAACTTATTGCCAGCAACAGTGCCTTGCGTAATTGAAAGACTACCCAGTGCAGACGCGATTGCGATAGCGAAAAAGTCCTTGTCAGTAATTGTAGGTGCTTCAAAAACTGCAGTGCCGGAAACCTTGCGGTCGGTAATCAAGACGGACTCTGAACCGATCAGGCTGCGGTACTTCACTTCGTTGCCCAGGTTCAGCGACAGGCTTTCTAGAACGCCGGAATAACCGAACAGAGAAAACGCTGTAGTGTTCGCAGTGTTCGCAGCTTGCGGTGTCTGGAAACCGGAGTAGTCAACGGTCGGCAGCGCAGCGTCAGACGGTGCGTTGTAGATACCGACCATCGTGAATTTCATTGTCGGAATTGCGCGTGCGTTGATTGTGAATTCGACATTGCCGCGTGCGCCGGTAATCTTGTGCAGAACGCCGTCTACGTTGTGGTAGATCGATACCGATTCGAATGCGGTGCTGACAGGCGCATAGACGACGTTCGTGCCAGCGCTGACAGTCTCTGACAGACCACAGGCACGCAACAGCGGACCGTATTTTGCAGCAGTTCCAGCTGTACCAGAACCGGCCATCTCGACTTCAAATTCGATTGAAACATTCTTTGAAGCAATCAACATTTCGCTGTTGCCCATATACGGACGCACCAGGTCGCGGCTTACCATTTCAGCAGCCAGCGGCGTAATCGTCATATTGCGTACCAGGATCGCATTCGCTGATCCGGTCGGTGTTGGGTCAGTGCCGTATGCAGATTCAATCTTTGCAAGAATAGTGCGGCGGCGTGTGTAAAGTGGCATGATTATTAATCCTTGTGCTTAATGGGTTTTTGCACCTTTTCTGGCGCTGAAACTGGCGCTTTCACTTTGTGATCTGTGCGCTCAACCAGCACGCGTTCGCCGGTCTTATGGTCAATCAAATAACTGCCGCCTGCGCCTTCGTTCGTATCCATATTTTACACCACTGTAAGAGTGTTTAACGGTGTCCGGTATCGGATACCAAAATCGCAGGCCACTACGCCTGCAGCCTGGTCTGCTTCGATCATCTCAAACTGCACACCAGTCGGAACGATATCGATGCAGTAGCCGTTCAATGTCGTGTCTTGCATCAGCAGTGCATAGGCCGCAGCGACGATAGGGTCTGCCAGCTGGTCAGGGATTGCGCCACGGCAGTAGACCGTCACGCGTACCTGCATTGTCCAGTCAAGTGTCGCCAGCGTCGTCTGTTGCGCCTGGTCGCTGACCGGCTCTACTACGATAGCCGGTGACTGACCGCGCACCAGCGGTTCTACACGGCTGCGATATACGCGACCGTCAACGCCAGACACGCCAGCCAGTAGCGTCGTCACTCTCGACAGGATGCGTTCACGGTAGGTAGACATTAAACCTTGCTCAGATATGCGATAGAAAAACTGCCATCGTCCTGCGCACGTACTTCGCGCACGATATAGGACGTGCCGCCCACAGTGACTGCAGACTGATAGCCAAGGCCCAGCAGATCAGCAGTACGATACGTCAGCTGGTAATCGACGGTCAAAACCATGCCACCAGCAATAACCTCTGTCGGTTCGTCTAGAATGCCCAGCGCTGTAGTAGCGCCGAATACGACCGGCACGCCAAAGTCAGCCAGGAACCCTGCCAGGTTCTCAGATACTGCCATGCTTGCCCCGTCCAGACCTGGACTTGCGCGGCTGTGTTGCTATTACTTCTGGCGCGGACTCAACCGTCAGCGTCTGCGGCTGCGGCTCTGGTGCTTCATCAGTCGCAAGGATGCCTTTGCCGATCTCAATCAGCAGCTTTGCATCACGATCACTGATATCTACAATCGTACCGGCACGAACAAAACGTCCGTCAGCTGCGGTTGTCTTTAGTATTTTAATTTTCATTTGTAGTAGGGGCGACCGTTAGGCCGCCCCTGTCCTATTACACGAGTGCGGTGTTAGCGTAGCAGAACGACACAGCGTTACGGACAGCGATATCGCAATCCTGCAGTGCCACAACGCGAACCGTGCCGCTGGTGCTGTTGCTGTATGGGTCAACCATCAGGTCAAGGCCAGACCAGAAACCGATCATCAGATCAGCGAAATTACCCATGAACAGGTCGTTGTCTGCAATCTGGTTAGAGACTTCAGCACGGTAGCCGTTAATGGTGTTGCCTGGTTCCCAGATCGTGTCTGAACCTGCAGACGAGAACTTCAGTGCAGATTTCAGTGCGCCGCGCATTGCAGCGTTCACGACATAGGCCATTGTACCCACGTCAGCGTTATCAGCAGCGATAGCCGATTCCATTGCCACGACTTCAGCGAAGGTCGGTGTAGCAGCAGCAGGGTCAACAGTGTTCACGCCAGACTGCAGCTTCAAGCCGGTAGGCTGATTGTTTGCGCCAGTGCCGTAGAACGCAGCCTTGTCGATTGCCAAAGCAATGACCAGCGCCAAGTCGTTACGAACCATGTTTTCTACGTCGATGCTGGACTGCAACATCAGGCGACGGCTGAAGTCGGTATATGCGCCGACAGTCTTAGGCGACATAGTCACCTGACCCAAGGTTTGCTGCGACTCAGTCGGTGCGCCGGACTCAGCGACCCAGTAAGACGTAGCAGCGCCGGTCTGCTTTGGAATAGCGATGTTGCCGACCAGACCATTCATACTGGTAGCGCCAGCACGGATAGCGACAGACTTGTTACGCAACAGGTCGATAAACGAACCTGCCAGCAAGTCGGTAGCGACCAGATTGCCGCCAGCGGTAGCAGTAGTCACGTTCAGATCACGGCGCAGAACTTCGCCAGGAACAAAGATACCCTGTGCAGACTTACCGGCAGCGCGTGCAGCCACTTCGGAAACTTCACGCTCATACGATGCGGCTTCCTGTGCTTTGCGGTCGGTAGGGTTTGCCAGTGCGTTCATTGCGCGAACGAATGAAAAGCGCTTCACTTCCTTGTCAGTCAGACCGATATCAGCAGACGGTGCAGGCTTCTTAGCCATGCGCTCAAGGATAGCTGCCTGCAAGTCAGCGACTTGCTTGCCTTCGCTGATGTGCTTGCGTGCGAGTTCTACGCCGCCATCTTTAGCGAAGGTCTGGCCGACTGCTTCCAGGTCAGCGATACGCTTCATTTCATTGGCGCGAACTTCGTTCTGGATAGAACGGGTGTCGATTACGGGTGCAGCAGGTGCTGCCTTATCTACGTTTTCCATGATGGTAGTTTCTTTCTCGGATTTAGACCGGATAATTTGAATGTCAAATTCGTCGCCGACGGAACGGCCAATACCGACAGACGGATCAGCAGGGACTGCGACGATACTAATTTCCAACGGTTCCCAGTCGATAGCGCGGTAGATTTCCTGCTCTCCCGCTTTACCTTCCAGCACCATTTTGTGAACGATGTAGCCGACCGATACCTTGGTTCTGATACCGTCCAGCACGTCCTGATAAATTTCCTCGGCGTCCTCGCCTTTCCCAAAGCGAACGACAGCGCGACCGATCCGGTCTGCTCCGATTTCTACGTTCTCCACAACGCCGACTTGTTCAGTCGTGTCATGGTCCATCAACAGCGGTCCGCTATCCATCAGCCGGCCAAGGCGGACAGACGACGTGCTGTGATCCAGTATTTCCATGCCGAACCAGCGTTCGACTGGATTTTCCGACGAAAAAGCTAACGCAACGCTGCGCGTATTTGGATCAATCGCAGCGCGGTCGAACTTCAGTTCGCGGTAGAGAATTCCTGATTTAATCGTATCGGCCATATAAGCCCCAGTAGTTTGAAAAATGATGCCTTAAATTACTTAGATAAGCAATTATGCTGCTGGATCACTAGATGGCACGGAAAGTGCCGCAGCATCCGGTGAACTCAATTCTAACCCTATTTTATCCGCTAAATCCTGTTCTGCTGCCAGCTGTACCCATGTGTCCTCAAGATCGTTTCCTGCATCAGCGACAACGTCACGCCGTGACTTCAGCTTGTTATTCACAAGCAGGATTGCTGTTTCTGCATCTTTCTTAGGGTCTACCCACGACCAGCGACGACCTTGCCACTGCGGTGCATTGAACTTATCGAACTTCGCCAACGGCAGTGATGACCCATTCGCTGTGGTGACTTCACCGTACAGCAGTGCCTGCTTCAGCCACTGTTCGAACACGTCCACCAGGAACGCGTCGATCATCCAGTTCTGAATGACCATCCAGTTGTCGCGTTCTTCCAGCACGCCAGTTCGGATGCTGGAAAAGTTCACGCCTTCTAGATCATTCGACAGTGTGTTGTACGCAACGCCTAGACCTGATGCGATACCGCGCAAGCAGGCTTTGACGAATGGATCGTAATTCGCTGTTGGATAGTCTGGGTCGAACTTCTGGAAATCATAGCCAGGCGGCAGCACGCCGAATACACCAGGGTCTGCTTCTGAGTACAGGTTGCCAGCTTCGTCTGTGCTATCAGCCAGTGCAGTGCCGTCGCCATCCTCAGACGTAAAGAATCCCATCTTAGATGCGCCGATACGTGCAGCGATGACTGCTGCTTCTTCGAAGCCGCCCAGATTCTGCATACGCATAATAGCGC